CTCATCGAGGGAATTTTTCCCCTTAATCAAATGGATTCAAATCATGGCCGGAGTCAAAGGACGGAGCGGCGGCGCCCGGTCTGGCGCCGGCCGTAAGCCGAAGAAGCCCGAGCCGCCTGTCGTGATCGAGCAAGGCGAGCGCGACATGCTCAAACTGCTGCAGGACGTGGCGCTAGGGCTGATTGAAGCGACGCCCATCCAGGTGCGCGCGGCAATCGCTGCGGTGCAATACACGCACACCAAGCGCGCGGACGGCGGCAAGAAGGAAGAGCAGGCCGAGAAGGCCAAGAAAGTGGCGGGCGGAAAATTCGCTGCTGCGGCGCCACCTAAGCTCGTCGTCAATAACCGCTGATGCCGGAATGGACAACCGCCTGCCCTGACTGGGCAGTCCGGCTCACGCGTGGCGAAAGCATCATCCCGCCGCCGATCTTCCCGGAAGAGGCGGAGCGCGGGCTTGCGGTGTTCCGCGAATTGAAGATCGTGGATGCGCCCGGCTCGCCGACGATTGGCGAGGCGTGCGCGCCGTGGGTGTTCGACCTGGCAGCGTCGATCTTTGGAGCGTATGACGCGGAGACAGGGCGCCGGCTGATCACGGAATGGTTTGTTCTGATCCCGAAGAAGAACAGCAAGAGCACCATCGCCGCCGCGGTGATGATGACCGCGCTGATCCTCAACTGGCGGCAGTCTGCGGAATTCACGGTTCTGGCGCCGACGATCGAAGTCGCGGGGAATGCGTTCTCGCCTTCGCGCGACATGGTGAAGCACGACGAAGACCTCGACGCGCTGCTCCAGGTACAGACGCACGTCCGCACGATCACGCACCGCGAAAGCGGCGCGACGCTGAAGGTCGTCGCAGCGGACTCGAATACGGTCGGCGGCAAGAAGTCGGTCGGGACGCTGGTTGATGAGCTCTGGTTGTTCGGGAAGCAGGCGAACGCGGAGAACATGCTGCGCGAGGCAATCGGCGGACTGGCTTCGCGCCCCGAGGGCTTCGTCATCTACCTGACGACGCAATCGGACGACCCGCCTGCGGGCGTGTTCAAGCAGAAGCTGCAGTATGCCCGAGACGTGCGGGACGGGAAGATTCACGACCCGCGCTTCGTGCCGGTGATCTTCGAGCACCCGCCGGAGATGGTGGAGCGCAAGGAGCACCTGCTCGCTGAAAACCTCGCGCTCGTGAATCCGAATCTCGGCTATTCGGTCGATCGTGAATTCCTCGAGCGGGAGTTCATGAAAGCGCAGCAAAGCGGAGAAGAGTCGTTCCGGGGGTTCCTAGCGAAGCATGGGAACGTCGAAATCGGGATGTCGCTGCGCTCGGATCGATGGGCCGGTGCGGACTTCTGGGAGTCGCAATCGCGCGGCGTGACGCTTTCAGCGATCCTCGATCGCTGCGATGTGGTGGACATCGGTATTGACGGCGGCGGCCTGGACGACTTGCTGGGCTTATCCGCTGTCGGGCGTGACCGCGAATCTCGCGCATGGATGGCCTGGCACCGCGCATGGGCGCATCCGTCCGTTCTCGAACGGCGCAAATCCGAGGTGGCACGGTTCCGGGACTTTGCAAAGGACGGCGACCTGATCCTCGTTGATCGCGTGGGCGATGACGTTGAGCAGGTCGCGCTGATCGTGGCAGAGGTTGAGCAGGCGGGGCTGTTGGACAAGGCGGGCATCGACCCGGCGGGCGTCGGCGGGATCTTGGACGCGCTGGTGCAGGCCGGCATTCCGCAAGAGAAGATCGTCGGCGTATCGCAGGGCTGGCGGCTTGGCGGCGCGATCAAGACCGCAGAGCGCCGGCTCGCTGAAGGCGGGCTCGTGCATGACGGCTCGGCAATGATGGCGTGGTGCGTCGGCAATGCGAAGGTCGAGCCGAAAGGCAACTCGATCCTGATCACGAAGCAGGCCAGCGGGTTTGCAAAGATCGACCCGCTGATGGCGCTGTTTAACGCGGTGTCGCTGATGAGCCTGAACCCTGCCGCAAGCGAAAAATCATTTTGGGAAACAATGAATGAGCTGGCTTGACTTTCTGCCGTTCCGAAAGAAGGCGGAAGGCAGCTACTCCGTTGTCGATCTGATGTCTGATGTGGGCTGGTCTTTGCCGACGACCCTTTCCGGGCAAAAGGTGAATCTCAGCACTGCGCTGCAGGTCTCTGCTGTGTATGCGTGCGTGCGTGTGCTGTCTGAGGGCGTGTCGCAAATCCCGTTCAAGGTCTTTCTGGGCGAGGGGCGCGACAAGTCGCCGGCCAAGGATCATCCGCTTTACGACATCCTGCACCGCAAGCCGAACGGCTACATGACGTCGTTCTCGCTGCGCGAAACGATGATGATCCACGCGCTCCTCGCTGGCGGCGCGGTGGCGTTCGTGAATCGCACCGGGCGGGATCGTCGCGTGTCGGAGATTATCCCGCTTGATCCGTCCGCTGTGCGCTGCGCGAAGCCGGATGTGATCGGAGAAGCGCCAACGTGGGAGCTGAAGGGCAAAGATGGCCAATGGAGGGAATTTCCGCCCGAGGCGATTTGGCATATCCCAGGCCCGTCCTGGGATGGGTTCATTGGCCTAGATGCGCTGAAGATCTCGCGAGAGGCGATTGGGCTGTCCATCGCAACGGAATCGAGCCAGTCCGCATTGCACGGACAGGGCGTGAGGACTTCGGGCGTTTATAGCGTCGAGGGGACGCTAAACAGTGAGCAGCACGCCGCGCTAAAGGCATGGATTGCTGCGAACTATGCCGGGGCGGCAAAAGTCGGCGCCCCGATGATCCTCGATCGCAACGCCAAGTGGCTGCAGACGCAGATGACCGGCGTGGATGCGCAGCACATCGAAACCCGGCGACACCAGATCGAGGAGGTGTGCCGCTTCTTCCGCGTTCGCCCGTCGATGATCGGTCATTCGGGGCAGTCGATGACATTCGCGGCCGCAGAGCAGGAATTTCTCGCGCACGTCGTGCATACGCTCACGCCCTGGTATGAGCGTATCGAGCAGAGCGCCGATTGTCAGCTCCTAACCGATGAAGAGCGCAGGAACGGCTATTACACAAAGTTCGTTACGGCTGGTTTGCTCCGCGGCGCACTCAAAGACACAGCCGATTATCTGAACAAAATGGTTTCGATGGGCATCATGACCCGCAACGAGGCGCGCGAAAAACTGGAATTCAACCCGATTGACGGGCTGGATGAGCCGCTTACCCCGCTCAACATGGCTGCGGGTGTAGATCCGCAGGAGGTTGCACAAGATGCGTGATTACTTGGATGTACCGTTTGAAGTAAAGGCCGTCTCTGATGACGGCCTTTTTTCTGGCTACGGCTCCGTATTCGGCGTGCTGGACTCTTACAAGGAGGTCGTCGCGCCTGGCGCTTTCGCCGAGTCACTGCAAGGCCGGATGCCAGCTTTACTGTGGCAGCACCGCAGCGGCGAGCCGATCGGCGTCTATACGGCTGTCCGCGAGGATGTGGTCGGCCTCTACGTCGAGGGACGGCTCGCGCTGAAGACTGCGCGCGGCGCTGAAGCCTACGAACTGCTGAAGATGCGGGCGCTTTCCGGGCTGTCGATTGGCTTTGTCTCGCGCGAAGACAGCTACGACAAGGTTTCTGGAATCCGCACGCTGAAGAAGGTCGATTTGTGGGAAGTGTCGCTCGTGACTTTCCCCGCGAACGATGCCGCGCGCATTGCTGCGGTGAAAAGCATCGACTCCCTGAATTCCCTTTCCGACGCCGAAGCATACCTGCGAGATGCAGGCGGGCTTTCACGCCGGGAAGCGATGGCTCTCGTGAGCCGTATCAAGTCCCTGCATGGCCGGAGTGATTCCGATGAGCTGGGCGAACTGGCTGCACTCGTGCAGCGCAATACCGCACTTTTCAACTGAAGGAGTCCAGCATGGACCTGCAAGACCTGAAAGGCCTGAAAGACCTGCTCCAGAATCAGGGCGTCGCGTTTGAAGAGTTCAAGCGCACCAATGATGACCTGATCAAGGCCAAGGCAGACGGCAAGTCCGTCGAGTCGCTGGAGGCCAAGCTTGCCAAGGTCGACGCCGAACTGTCGAAGATCGCCGACATCAAGGGCGAAATCGAAGCGCTCGAGAAGCGCATGAATCGCCCCGGCGCCGCTGGCGAGCAGGACAAGACCAAGGCCGAACACAAAGCCGCGTTCTGCAAGTTCATGCGCAAAGGCGATGACAACGGCCTCGCCGACCTCCAGCGCAAGGCGTACAACATCACGACCGACGCCGATGGCGCGTTTGCCGTCCCGGAAGAGATTGATCGTGACATCCTCGCCAAGCTGGTCGATGTCTCGCCGATTCGCCAGATCGCGACCGTTCGCACCATCGGCACCAGCGATTACAAGAAGCTGGTGAACATCCGCGGCACGGCTTCGGGCTGGGTAGATGAAGACGACGCCCGCGCCGCCACCAATTCCAGCCAGTTCGCGCAGGTGACCCCGTTCATGGGCGAATTGTACGCCTACCCGCAGGCCACTCAGCAGATGCTCGAGGATGTGTTCTTTAATGCCGAAGCATGGATCGGCGAAGAAGTTGCGACCGAGTTCGCCCGCGCAGAAGGCGCCGCGTTTGTGTCCGGTGACGGCACGAAGAAGCCGAAGGGCTTCCTGGCCTACACCACTGCCGCCACTGCTGACGGCGCGCGTGCGTTCGGCACCCTGGAGCACGTCGCGACCGGCGTTGCTGCGGACTGGGCCGCGTCGAACCCGCAGGACATCCTCATCACGCTGACCTACAAGCTGAAGGCCGGCTACCGCGCAAATGCTCGATGGGTGACGAACAAGGGCATCCTCTCCGAAGTTCGCAAGTGGAAGGGTTCGGACGGTCAGTACATCTGGCGCCCGGGTCTTGAGCAGGGCCAGCCCGATACGATCCTCGGCTATGGCATCACCGAAGCCGAAGACATGCCGGCGAAGGCTGCAAACGCGCTGCCGGTGGCATTCGGTGACTTCTCGCGCGGCTACCTGATCGTGGATCGCATCGGCACTTCTGTTCTGCGCGACCCCTACACCAACAAGCCTTATGTCGGGTTCTACACCCGCAAGCGTCTTGGCGGTTGCGTGGTCGATAGCGAGGCGATCAAGGTTATCAAGATCGCCGCGGCCTGATGAGGGCGGGGGCTTCGGCCCCCGTTTTCCGTTATGGAAAATATCAAGGTCATCAAGCCGTTTGCGTTCGCGCACGACGGCTATCGCGTGGTCGAGTACGGCCCCGGTGACGACTGCCCCGACGATGCGGCAGAGATTGCCGAGCGCGAAGGCTGGGCCGTCAAAGCGCACGAGTCTGCGCCTGAGAACAAGGACGCTGCGCCAAAGCGTCGAAGGAAGGTCAAATGACCGAGCCCTCCATCCCCGCCGCAGGCGTCGGCATCATCGTCGCGGGTCTCGCCACCGGCCTGCCTGCCGACCTGATCCTGCCGGCCTTCGTCGGTGCGATCGCGTCGTTGCGCGCGGCGGAAGAGGGCGGCCCGTGGGCGCGCGTGATGCAGGTGTTCGTCGGCACACTGCTCGCCGCATGGACCGCGGCACCCGTCACCCTGCTGGCCGGTGAAATCCTGCCGGCGGCAAGTCGCGTCCCCGTCGAGATGCTGCGCTATCCCGTCGCGTTTTCGCTCGGCTGGGGCGGCCTGCGGCTTGTACTGCCGCGCGTCGAAAAGCTGATGGGGGGCGCCAAATGACCGTCGTCCTGCTGCTGATCGAGATTGCCGCCGCGGCCGTCATCGCTATGCAGGCGGTGCAGCGCGTCAATCGCATGTCGCGCTGCACGAGCTTTGCGCTGTTCGCCGGCTGGGCACTGATGGGCGGCGCCGCTGCCTCATCTCTCGCCGGCCTGCTCGCGCAGCAGACCACGCCCGACATCTACAGCACGACGCTGCTCGTGGCTGTCGCGCTCGTCGCATCGTTCGACCGGAGGCGCACAGGATGACCGCCAGCAAAATCACCGACCTCGCCGCATGGCGCGCGGCGCACGCCCGGCCGATCAGCGACGCCTGCCGATGGTCGCAGGCGTTCGAGACCGTTTTCACCACGCACGTTCGCCTCGCGTTCGCGTGGCAACGAACCATTTTGCGCGCCATGTGGCGCATCTAAGGAGCCGCACCATGAAACTCACCCGCCACATCCTCGCCATCCTGGCGCTCACCTTCGCTGCCCTCATGCCGCTGCCGTCCGCTGCCGGTGTCCTCGAAAACTTTGCAGAAAACAAGACGGTGGACGCGCTGCTGCGCGGCCAGACCCTCGGCGCGCCTGCCACCGGCTACGTTGGTTTGCACACCACGACCTGTGTCGAGGGGTCGGCCGAAACCGAAGTCACCGGCGGCAGCTACGCTCGCGTCGCTGTTGCCGCGTCTCTGGCCAACTGGGCGGGCACGCAGTCGGCAGGATCGACCGTCGCCAGCTCGGGGACTAACGGCACCACGTCGAACAATGTCGCGATCACGTTCCCGGCGTCCACCGCGGCGTGGGGAAACCTGCAGTCGGTCGGCTACTACGACGCCGCGTCTGCTGGTAATCAGTGGATCTGCATCGACCTGACGACGCCGTTCAACGTCAGCGCGGCAGGGATTACGGTTTCGTTCCCGGCTGGGTCGCTGCAGCTGCAGATCGACAACTAAGGACCACGATCATGACCAAGCAAGTACGCATCGAGAACGCCGACACCAGCGCCTACAAGGTGGTTGTCGAGGTATGGGACAAAGGCCAGAACGGCGAGCCGGACAAGCTCGCATTCACACGCAACCTGGACTACCCGACAGCGATGGCCAACGACGTTTATATCACCAGCAGCCGCTACATCGTCGTGAAAGAGGCGGCCTGACATGCGCCGCATCCTGATCGCCACCGCCGCGCTCGCGCTCAGCGCCTGCGCCGGCCTCACCCCGCAGCAAATCGCCGGCACCGCCTCGTCGGGCCTCTACGCCGCGGCCACCATCGCACAGGCCGGCACCGTGGACGAGCGCATCGCGCCCGCCTACACCAGCAACGCCATGGCCCGGCAGCGCGCCGCGCGCATGCTGCAGGACGGCCGCATCGACACCGCCACCGCCCGCGCCGTGCTGACCAGCACCGATGCCGCTCGCACGTCGCTCGATGCCGCCCGGCTGGCCCCGTCGCCGGCCGCGCTCGAGCAGCACATCAACACGGCGCGCGAGCACATCGCCGCCGCCAACGCCCTCATGGAGACCGCACGATGACCCCGCAAGACGCGCGCCTGCTGGCGCAAACCCTCACCGCCGCGGCGGATGCCGCCGACGCCATCGGCGCGCAGCAGATCGCCGCCGAGGCGCTCAACAAGGCCATCGCGCTGGATGACCAGGCGCGCGCCGAGCTGGTCGCGGCGATCGCTGCGGCTGAAGCCAAATCCACCGGAGCCTGACCCATGCGCCGCCTGATTACTGCCGTCATCATCTACGTCGCCGCGCTGTTCGCTAGCCCTGCGTTCGCCGCCCTCACCGACGCCCAATCGCAGACGCTCGCCAATGGAATCCGCGCGGATGCCGACCCGGCCGTCGTCGCCGCGCTCGCGCAGCGCAACGACACCGAACTTGCGCGGCTCTACAACCTCGACAGCACGTTCGTGGTTTGGCGCACGAGTGTCCCGCCCTCCGAGTACCGCGAAGCCATCGTCTGGACGGCGGTGGATGGGCTGACTGCCGGAAAAGCGCGGATCTGGGACTGGATCACGCAAGGCATGACTGCACCCATCGACGCCAGCAAGACCAACATCCGCCAGGGTATCGCTGACGCGTGGGGTGCAAGCTCTGCGACCGGCCTTGCCCTGCAAGCCCTGGCAAAACGCCCGGCGAGCAAAGCGGAGCGCCTGTTTGTGACGGGTACGGGCACGACGGCGAACCCCGGCCTGCTGACGTGGGAGGGGCCTTTGTCGGTCAATGACCTCTCCAACGCGCTGAATAGGTACTGACATGACCCCCGCCCAACAATCGGCGCTTGAGTCCGTCGCAGGCCGCGCACTCACGGCGCTCGACATCGCCGCAATCGACCCGCTGCTGGTCAATCGTCAGGATGTGCAGATTGCTGCCGTCCTGACGGCAGGGCAGCCACGGCGTCGTGTTTCGATCACGGTTGAGGATGTGTTCAACGCGCTCTATGCCAGCGGCGATTACGTCACGCTCAAGCAGGCACAGATGGCCGGCAACCCGCTCGCGGCCCTCGCATTCGGGTTCCTCTCCGACGCAAAGGCCCTTGGCCCTGGCCGGGTTGATTTGGACGCTGCGCCGACCGTCGCTCAACTCGATGCGCTGCAAGCCGCTGGCTTGCTCTCGCAGCCGGGCCGTGATGCACTCGATGCTGCGGGGTGGACGGATGCCGAACCGATCCACTACAACCGCATATCCGACGCGCTCAACGTGGCTGAGGTGATTTGATGGCAAATACACTGCGTCAAAACGTGGGATCTGTCGTGTCGGTAACTCACGGCAGCAGCATCGCAAACAACGGCTATTCCGCCAGCGGCGACAAGCTCACCATCAACAACAGCACCAATAAAGCGCTGCTTGCGGATTTCGAGTTGAACGCCAGTTTTGGTGTAGCGCCGGTAGCGGGCGCGGTTGTGCTGGTCGCTGTCGATTACAGTCTTGACGGAACCACGGCAGGGCCGGCCCCCTCTGCGACGATGCGCCCGCGCGTTGTTGGCACATTTACCCCGACAGCCATTACTAGCAACACTTCGACTTCTTGGCGGATGAGGATCAACGCGGTGCCGCTGACCGAAAAGACGGATTTTTACGTACTCAACAACGCAACCGGGCAGACGATCAGCTCGGGGGCGGTGCTGTACGCTCAATGCTGGACGCCAGGGACTCCGTAAGTGGGCGCGCTCGACCTCTCGTCGCTACTGTGGCCTGATGCGGACGTTCGCAGACAGCCGAGACACCCAGTAAAACTGCAAGACGCTTATGCGGGTGGGGTGGCATTTATCGGGCCGATGAGCATCAGTGCGCCCGTAACGCTGCCGGAGACATCGCCCGCAAATCCTGCAATATCAGTCGGCGAAAGCATCATAAATGCAAGGCCGCCGAACACTAATGGCGTGAAGCTGGGGGCGTCTGACGGGTCTCATCTGCTGGTCGCGCGGCTGCAGGTGACAAACCGCACTGGGTATTTTTACCCGTATACCTCCAATGGGATCGCGCTTGCGTTTGCTCCGTTCCATAGCGGATATGGAGGCCGCGCAATCGTCTATGACGGGACCGTGCTCGATAGCGGGGTAGTTCTACCAGCGGAGCGATTTGCAACAGTGGTACTGCAGTTTCTACCGGGGCAAACGGCGATCTTTATAGACGGATCGAAAGCTGCGGTCGGTGGACGAACGGTATCGAACGACACATGGAAATATCAGCTCGGTCCCGACGCAGGCGGAGCGGTTAATCAGTCTCTTCTAGCTTGGATTCCCGGCGTTTTCTCGGACGCCGAGTGCATCCGAATCAGTGACGAGCCGTATTCAGCGCTGTTCGAGCCCATCGCGCAGGTCGGGTTTGATTTTCCGGCTGCGAGCGGCGGCACGTCGCAAGATCTCGCCGGCTCCGGCGCCGCCACCGCATCCGGGACCGCCTCCCTTGCCGCACAAATCGCACTCGCCGGCGTCGGCGTCTCGCTCGCCAGCGGCACCGCCACCCCGAAAATCGACATCGCCCTGTCCGCGCTCGGTCTCGCCGTCAGCAGCGGCAGCGCGACGTTGTCGGGCGCTGCTGCCGGCAGCCTTGCCGCCTCGGGCGCAGCCACGGCAAGCGGATCGGCCGCGCTCGCCGCAAATGTGACCATCAGCGCAACCGGCCTCGCTCAAGCTGCAGCCGCTGCCGGCCTCTCGGCAGCCGTGCTGCTCGCCGGTGCCGGCGCTGCCGCAGCCGCAGGCAATGCCGCGCTCGCGGTGCAGCTGCAGGCGCTCGCGCAGGGTGCGGCGCAGGCCGGCGGGTCGGCGACGGTTAGCGGCTCTGCTGCGGGCGAGCTGTCGGGCTACGGCCAGGCGTCGGCCTCGGGCGCCGCGCTGCTCACGCTCGACGTGCGGCTTGCCGCGGCCGGATCGGCTGGGGCGTCGGGCTCGGGCACGCTGCAAGAGTACGGCACTGCCGTTAACCTGACCGCTGCAGGCTTCGTCCAGGCGATGGGCGCAGGCGTGCTCAAGATCGACATCGCGCTGGCCGCGATCGGCGCCGGTCGGGCGTCTGGCGCCGCGCTGCTGGTGCCGGCTGGGCTGGCGTATTCGTCGGCGCGACGACTGGCAGTCGCAGCAGAAAACAGGCGGCTCGCCGTCGCCGCTGAAAACCGCAAACTGGTGATTGCATGACCATCGACACTTACACGATCAGCGACAGCGGCAAGGCCAGCATCACGAAAGACCCGAACGCGGTGCTCGACTACTCGCTTGACCTGTCAGCCTGGCTGACCGATGCGGGTGATTCGCTGCAGTCGCTCGACGTGATCGGCGATGGCGTCACGATCGATTCGCACGCGATCAGCGGCACATCGGTGATCGCCTGGGTGTCGGGCGGCACGGTGGGCGAGTCGGCCACGGTGACGTTTCGCTTCACCACAGCAAACGGCCGCACCGACGACCGCAGCATTACCCTCAAGATTCGGGAGCGTTGAGCATGGGCCTGGCACTGATTGCCCCGCCGGAAGAAGAGCCGGTTTCGCTCGCCGCCGCAAAGCTGCACCTGCGCGTCGACGTCGCCGACGAGGACGGCTACATTCGCGGCCTCGTGGCCGCCGCCCGGCTCGATGCCGAGCACCAGACCGGCCGCGCCATCGTCGCGCAGACCTGGCGGCTCACGCTCGACAGTTTCCCGCGCGGCGACATCGAGCTGCCGCGCCCGCCGCTGCAGTCCGTCAAGGCCATCACCTACCTCGACGCCGACGGCGTGCGGCAGACGGTGAATCCGGCCGAATACCGCGCGATCACCGATGAACTGTTCGGCCGCGTCGTGCTTGCCTACCGCGCCGCGTGGCCAGCCTGCCGCGGCGAGTCCGGGTCAGTGCAAGTGACCTTCGTCGCCGGCTGGGCAGAGGCCGCCGACGTGCCCGAGGCGATCCGGCACTGGATCAAGATCAAGCTCGCCACGCTGTACGAGCAGCGTGGGATGGTATCGTCTTCGACGCTGACTGAGGCGCCGCGGCAGGCGTGGGACTGCCTGCTGGATGCCTATCGGGTGAGGTGGTGACATGGGGTTGCCTGCTGGCAAGTTCGATCAGCGCGTCACGATCCAGTCCAAGGTCGTCACGCGCAACAGCATCGGCGATGAGGTCGTCACCTGGGGCGCGGTCGCTGAAGCGTGGGCGCGCGTGGAACCGCTGCGGGGGCGCGAGTGGTTTGCTGCGGCACAAGAACAGTCGGCGGTTGAATACCGCGTGACGGTCCGGTACCGCGCCGGCATCACGCGCGACATGCGGGTGATGTGGCGCGGGGAACCGCTGGACGTGGTGAGCGTGATCGACGTCAATGCGCGCCGGGAAAACCTCGAGTTGATGTGCATGAGCGGGGTGCGCAATGGTCTCTGATGGCATCACCGTGCGTCTTGAGGGGGTCGACGAGCTGAAGCGCGCGCTCGCCGATGCGGCGGCAAAGGTTCGCACGAAGGCGGTGCGGGGCGCGCTGCGCGAAGCCGGCAAGGCGATCCAGCAACAGGCCAAGACCAACGCACCGATCCTGAAGGCGCCCGCGCGCAATCGCCGGCCCGGAACGATCAAGCGCAACATCACTGTGCGCCCGTCGAAATTCGCTCGCAAGGGTGGGAACGAGGGCGTCTATGTGTCCGTCCGTCCGCTGCGCGGCC